GAGGAGTTTAGAAATAATTTTATGAATAATAGTATAGACGGGGTATTGCCTGATGAATTTCAAGACCCTCAAATGGTTAAAATTGACATACATTTAAAACAATCTTACATATCATTTATAAAAAGTGAGATAGATAGATTGGAAATTCAGTATGTTAACGAAAACCCTGTTGATTGCATAGATGGAGAAACCCCAGTAGAAACTTATGGATATGAAGAATTAGAAAATGTAGTAATCAAAAGACAGGTAGACCACTACAAAAAACTACTTAAAGAACTAAATGTATAGATACAGGTTTTATGTAGCTAAAATGATTAAGGGGAGAGAAGTCTTATTATTTGAAAAACCTAACTTTGACAACGCAATTGGTTGGGCTAGCCGGTGGAAAGAAAAAGGGTATTATGCAGTAGTTAAAAAGATTAAGAAAAAGCGATGATTATGCTATAATAAAAGTATAAATATGTCTCAAGGAAAAAAATATACAAAAGAAGATAGGGAAGTAATTATAGAAAGTCTTAAAAGCTATCTTCAATTAGGCTACTCAAGGTCAAAGGCTTGCAAATTCATAGGCTTTGACGAATCAACCCTTTCAAAATGGTCTGTTGCAAGCGAATCACTTTCCATGAGGTTAACAGGTTGGGAAAACGAAACATCAGTACTGGCCAGAAAGAATCTGCGATCGGACATAGAGAAGCGAGGAAACACAGATACATCACTTAAATGGCTACAGGCAAAGGACAGGCAAGAGTTCGGAAAGAACTTAGACGTGACATCAGATCACAAGCCTATAAGCAAGATAGAAGTTGTTTATAAAAAGTTTGGAGATGAGGAATCAACCGATGCAAATAATACCTAATGAAACATATCAACCCTTATTTGAAAACAAAAAAGTAAGATACTTTATTCTTATGGGTGGTCGAGCAAACGGAAGGTCATATACAGCCTCGCAATATGTGCTACTTAAAACATTAACAGAAGATTATTCTCGTATAGCAATTATGAGGTTCGTGTTAACCGATATCAGGAACTCTATTTACCAAGAAATTATAGACAGAATTGAAGAGAACGAATTAGAGCCAAATTTTAAAACAAATACAAACCCACTAGGAATAGAGAATTTAGATAATAAAAACAAGATAGTTGGTATAGGGTTCAGGAAATCATCATCAGACCAGAAAGCCAAATTAAAATCACTTGCTAACTTCACATCAGTAGTTATAGAGGAGGCTGACGAAACACCAGAAGAGGACTTTATGCAATTAGATGATTCATTGAGAAGTAAGAAAGGAGACATAACAATTATTTTATGCCTGAACGCTCCGAGTAAAAATCATTGGATAATCAAAAGATGGTTCAATTTAATTCCATCAGGAGTAGAGGGATACTACAAGCCGGAACTAAAAGAAAGCGCAACAGACGTGTGCTACATTCATGGAACTTATCAAGGCAACAAAGAAAACCTAGCAGAAAAGACAATAGCAAACTACGAAAAATATAAAACAACAAAACCAGACCACTACTGGAATATGATAATGGGATACGTATCAGAGGGGGCTAGAGGTAGAATTTTTAAAGATTGGAAAACCCTCTCTAACGCCGAGTATGACGAATTACCATACACAGAGGAGTTTGGACTAGACTTTGGATTTTCTTGCTTAACTGGTGATACAGAAGTTCAGACAGATAGTGGTGTAAAGAACCTAGAAGATATTAAAGTTGGTGATATGGTACAAACAAGGAAAGGATTTAATAAGGTTACTCATGCAGTGGGCAGGGGTCTTGAAGATGTTTATCGTGTTGACTTTGGATATGGGAGGAGTATAATAGCAACACCAGACCATCGTATCTTTACACAAGACGGATGGAAAAGAGTTGACGAATTATCAGATAATGAAAATCTATGCATTCAGAAGAAATCATTTACAATGGTCAAAAGTACAAAAGATACTTACGAGGAAAACACCCTAACTACTTCTTCTCAACCAAAGGGGATAGAAAAAAACTTCATAGAAAAATATACAAAGATAATCACGGAGATATTCCTAAAGGCTTTGATGTACACCATGTTGACTTCAATCCTCTCAATAACTCTCCTGAAAACCTTGTGGCGTTATCTAAGTCAGACCATCATAAAACTCACTACAAATCTAATCAAAGTGGACTACAGAAGCTCTCTAAAGAAGAAATGGAGAAACATAGAGCAATACATGGGTATACAAAAGAGAACTGGAAAGAGAGAAGGAAAATCAGTATGGCTACAGCTAATGCAAAAATTAAAGAATGTGCTGAATGTGGAGAAAGTATTATACCGACTAACACACATCAAAAGTATTGTGGTGCAATATGCAGAAAGAGAGCTAATACAAGAGATAACCAGAAAGAGTATACCTGTCAAAATTGTGGAGTGGTTTTCATGTCATCAACTTATTATCCAAGAACATCTTGTTCAAGAAAATGTGCCGATATACTCGGAGCGATTGCAAGGACAAAGAAAAGTATATGATATATCAGTAAGAGGAGAATCAGAGTTCTTTGCTAATGGTGTATTAGTTCATAACTGTGATCCAACAGCCCTTGTAGGAGTAAAGAAGCATAACAATAAGGTATATCTAAGAGAGTATATATACGAAACAGGAATAACTAACCAAATGCTCGCTAATAGAATGGAGCTACTAGGGATATATAAAGGAGCTGTTATATATGCTGATAGTGCAGAGCCTAAGTCTATAGCAGAGCTACAAACAGCAGGCTTCAACGTACTACCAGCAACTAAAGGACCTGACTCAATAAGAGCAGGTATTGATATGCTCTTATCAAAGGATGTGTTCTATACAGAGGAGTCAACTAATATCGCTCTAGAGTCACAAGAGTACAAGTGGGCTGTAGACAGGGACAAGAATCCAACCAACAAGCCAGTTGACTCTAATAATCATATTGTTGATAGTGTACGCTACTGTGTATTTACCTCAGCAAACCAACCGTTCGTTGGTGTTGCGTAGTTTTTAATATGTTATAATAATGTTATCTATGAAAAATCCATTCAAGAATATATTTACAAAATCAGACCAAAAATATACACTTTATAAATCAGTAGGGAACGGAGGTTCAGTAGGAAGTGTCACACCAGCAAGAGGGCTAGAGCTTAATGAAGTATCACTTTATTTAAACAGAGGGATTGGAAAACGATCAGAAAAAGTTGGTGAGATTGAGTTTTTAATTAAAAATGAAAAGGGAGAGGTAGATACAGAACATTGGTTAAACAAATTGCTAGACAATCCATCAAAGGTTTATACAGGCGACCAGTTTTGGAGGTTAGCGAACACTTACAAAGATGCTACCGGCTTTGTTGTAATGAGAAAAATAAAAGGCGATAATCCTGACAAAGTTTTTGATAAAAATAAAAAAGATCAGGTGGTAACTGGATTACAAATCTATAACTCAGCAAAAATAAAAGTTAATTTATCAACAGACGAAAAATCTATTGAAAGTTTTACATACAACGGAATAGCTGATGCAAACGAAACAATTCCTTATGACGAGGCCATATATTGGTATAACCCAGACCCAAAAAACCCACTTCTTGGACTACCTCTTATTACAGCAGGACTGAGAGCTGTGCTTACAGACTTGGATATAACAGCACATCAATCATCAGTAATCAGAAATGGTGGTGTAGTAGACTCAGTTCTAACATTTAAAAACGCTCCGAACGCAGAAGCATTAGCCAAGATAAAAAAAGACTACAAAGCAGAGTATGGCACAACAACAAATACCGGAGTTCCTTTAATATTAGGTGGCGAAACAAAATTTGAAAGATTAGGTCTATCCCCTGCTGAAATGTCATTTATTGAATCAAGAGGATTACTGATTGACGACATGGCGGTAATCACATCAGTTCCTACAGCGCTTATGGGAGTAACTAGTGGGGAAACATTCGCAAATGCTGAAGTTGGATACGGAATATTCTTAAGGGAAACAATCAGGCCTATTCTAAAGGACTTAACTAATGTGCTTAATTGGAAACTAGCGCCAGAAAAAATAGATATTACATTTGACGATCCAACACCAAAAGACCAAGACCAAATATTAAAAAAATTGGATGCCGGAACTAAGGCACAAGCAATGACACTTAACGAAAAGAGAGATTTGCTAGGACTTGGGGAAATAGAAGGTGGGGATGTCGTAGACAGAACGCACGTAAAAGAGCCTGTAGCCACACCAGAGCCTGCAAAAGCAAAAGCAGGGATATTCACCCACCCACTTAAAAACAAAGACTTCAGAGCCGATTATTACAAAAACTATCTAAAGTCACTACAATCAAAAGAAAGAGATTTTAAAAAAGACCTTAAAAAATACTTTGCAGAGCAAGAGCAAAGAGTTCTTTCTGCTATTGGATCAAGAAAACAGGTAAAAATAAAAGGGATTGAAGATGATATTTTTAACGAGAACCTAGAAATAGAGTTAACATTTCCATTATTAAGAGATTTGGAAAACATAGCAAAGGAAATGGGACAAGAGACAATGGAAATCTTTTCTTCAGGCCAACAATTTATATACACAGACAACTTATCAAGCGCTGTCGACAAGAGATACAATTTCTTTGCAAAGAGTATTAACTCAACAACAGCTAAAGATATTAAAAAGGAAGTAACTAAATGGTTAGCAAACGAAGAGTCA